GTTTGTTTAGGTGCAGTTTGGTAAGGTGTTGTAAGGCGGGTTAAGGTAATGTGGGGCATGTTGCGGTTGGGCAGGCAAGGCGAGTTGCGTTGAGGTCAGGTTTGTTGAGATGGGGTATGGTCAAGTTAGGCGTGGCAGGCAGGGTGAGGCTAGTTGGTGTGGGGCTTGTCACGGCATGGTGAGTCGGGGCAAGTCTTGGCAGGCATGGTGCGTCTAGGCGGGGTACATCGGGTCGGGTTAAGTTGGGGCAAGGCAGGGCACGGCTTGGCTAGGCAAGGCAGGCATGGAAAAGCCTAAATAATCAAGAAAGGAGTTTTTATAATCAATGGTATATCAACCTAAAAGACACTATTCATGGGGCGGACGTAACCAAAAAGTATCCGCCCAACTCGTAGGCGAGCACTTTGAAAAACTTGAAGCTAAATACGGTGCAGTCACCAAAGAGAATTTTCTGCAAAGCGCAACTCCAGAAGACTCTCCAATGCATAAGCTTTTTGAATGGGACAATGAAAAAGCTGCTGGTCTTTACAGACTCCAACAGGCCAACGTCATTATTAACTCCATACGAGTGGAGGTAAAGACGGATGATAAAGAAATTAAACACATCAATGCTTATGTCAATACAGAGCCGTCTGGAAATGGCAATGCGCAGTTTATATCAATCCATAAGGCAATGTCTGACACGCAGACCAAAGAACATGTAATTTCAGAAGTCATCAAGGATCTGAATTATATCAAGTCTAAATATGAGCGGTTCTTATGGTTTGCTGATGTTGTCGATACTATTAACAAGTTTATCGAAAACAATAAAGCGGTCTGAAAAAGAACGTGACTATATGGCAGGGCCGGATCTGCCTTAACAAGACATACACTGGGCACATAATTGGCGGCATCGGAACAGCCTGAACCGCAAGGGGACCACGCAGATAGCATCTCTGCCCCGGAGAACCCAGCTATCTGTATTATTTCAGAATTTTTAGGAGGTACAAAATGGCATTACCAACATACGACAAATCAAAAAGAAGGAAATCATTCCAACAACTCCCAAAAGGAGCTTACGTCCTTGTCATTAAGACAGCTAAGGAAGTCAAGAACAAAGACAAGAACGGATCACACATCGCTCTAGCCTTTGACATCGCAGAAGGCGAATATAAGGATTTCTATAACAAGCAGTATCAGGCCAATACCAATGAAGACAAGAAATGGCCGAATGACGCTGTCTTTCGCCTGGGAGTTCCAGATAACAATAGTCAGCCTTATGTCTGGACAAACTGGAACTCATTCTTTGCAGACCTTGAAGACTCAAATAATGGCTTTGTATTCAGCGGGGATATTAAGACCCTGAAGAACAAGCTGATCGGCGGAAAATTCCACATTGAACAAAGTGAATACAAAGGTAATATCTATGATCACACCAGATTACGCTGGACATGTGTTGCGGACGCTGTTCGTTCAGGAGACGCCGGGCCAATGCCCAAAGACAAGCTTATTGCTTCCAGTAGTAGAGCTGCAATCCCTACTGATGATAACGGTTTTATGCAGATCCCGGACGGCACAGAAGATGAAGTACCATTTATCTGACCTAATGCATAGGATTAATAATTATGCATCCGTATGAAATTGACGAAATATTAAAGACATTTTCAATAATTGCGGATACCAGGGAACACAATACCCCAAAGGCCAAGAAGAGATTCAAGGCTTTTGGGGTGCCGGTATGCAGGGCAACACTTAATTATGGAGATTATTGCGGAAATATCATGATAGATGGCAAGCATATCCACGCACTCGACTCCACTATATCAGCACCATGCTGCATAGAGAGAAAGATGAGTCTTGACGAGTTGGCAGGCAACTTTGGAAGGGGCCGTAAGCGTTTTGAGCGTGAATTTGAACGAGCCAAGGCATCCGGAGCGAAGATCTATTTGCTGGTGGAGAATGCAAGCTATGAGGCTATCATGTTCCACCGATACAAAAGCAGGCTCCATCCACATGCGTTCATGTCATCCCTGATCGCCTGGTCTATCCGCTACAATATCACTCCGATTTTTTGCAAGTCAGACATATCCGGGGAGATGATAAAAGAGATACTTTACAGAGATATGAAGGAGAGATTGGAAAGAGGTGAATATGGATAAAGATTTTACGAAGTTTCCAAACGACATACTTGAAGCTTTATACCAAAATCACTTTTCAGGTCTTCAACGCAGTGTAATTATATATGTTATTCGCAAAGTCGAAGGATATCAGAAAAAAAGGGACACTATAGCTGTTTCTAAGATGGCCAAAGATATTGATTACGCAAGAGAAAGTGTTTCAAGGGCAGTTAATCAATTAGAAAGATTAAATATACTTGAGATTGAAAGAACCGGCAAGAAAACCGGCAACTTCATGAGAGTACGAAGAGTTAAAGAATGGGATTTACCTGTGATGAAACGGTCACATGTAACAAAACAATCACATGTGACAAAACAGTCGTCCAATGTGTGTCCAAATGATCACACTAACCGTGACGCTACGGTCACACACAAAAGAAAACATACAAAAGATAATATACAAAAGAAACCCCCTATATCCCCCACAGAAGAAAAGAGGGCTATAGGCAGGTCATTCGATGAAATGTATACCGAAGAAGAACTGCAGAAACTTACAGAGGAAGGATGGGAATAATGAGCATCTATAATTTTTCCAAAGACGATGCAAAACGCTTTGCCCAGGAGCAAGGCATATATACAAAACAAATCGGCAATGAACTGCGATTTAAGTACTGCCCTTATTGCCGGACAGAAACAAATGATAAGGACACCTTTGCTATTAATCTGGATACTGGGCAGTTTAAGTGCCTTCGTGCATCCTGTGGCGCCAAAGGTAATATGCTGACACTGGCTAAGGATTTTAATTTCTCACTTGGAAGAGATGTGGATGAGTACTACCAGCGCAAAAGGCAGTTCAGGGATCTCAGGAGATTTCCAAGGCCAACAATACAGCCTAATGCAGTCAAGTATCTTGAAAGCCGTGGGATATCCGAAGCGGTTACAAAGGCGTATGAGATCTCAACAAGGCCGGATGATGAAAGTATCTTGGTATTCCCATTCTATGATGATCACAATGAGCTGCAGTTTATCAAGTTCAGAAATACCAGTCCCAAAGAAGGCCAGAGTAAGGAATGGTGCCAGGCCAACTGCAAGCCGATCCTGTTTGGAATGAATCACTGTAGTTCGGTACTATCGAAGCGCCTTGTAATGACTGAAGGGCAGATTGACAGTCTTTCTGTGGAAGAAGCCTTTGACAGAGAGATCAATGTGGTATCAGTGCCGACCGGGGCAAAAGGTTTTACCTGGGTGCCATATTGCTGGGACTTCTTAAATCATTTTGATAGTCTAGTTGTCTTTGGAGATTATGAAAACGGTAACATTTCACTGCTCGATGAAATGAGTAAGCGGTTTAATGGCAAAGTAAGCCATGTCCGAAAAGAGGATTACTTAGACTGTAAGGATGCAAACGAGCTTTTACAGAAGCATGGAAAAGACGCAGTCAAGAGAGCCGTGTTAAATGCAGTGCCGGTTGATATAGCCAAACTGAAGAAGATTGCCGATATCAAGCGCAAGGACATGACACAGATGAGATCTGTCAAGTCTGGCATAGCATCCCTTGACAGGACTATAGGTGGTTTCTTCTTTGGAACCCTGACCATCATTACCGGGGAGCGTGGCAAGGGTAAATCAACACTTGCTTCTCAGTTCGCCACATACGCAGTCCATCAAAAAGTAAATACACTTATTTACTCCGGAGAGCTTATGGACTGGATGCTACAGGACTGGATCGAGAGACAGGTAGCCGGTAGTGAGTATATTAATTCGGTTACCAGCCAGGATGGTTTTGTCAGCCATTTCGTAAGGGGAGATTGTCAGCCGGATATTGAAGCATGGCTTGGAGATTACGCCTATGCCTATGACAACAGCCTGAACAATGAAGACTCAGACAATTATGAAACACTGTTGGATACGTTGGAAAAGGCCATAAAGATGCGGGGTATTCAGTTTATCGTTGTCGACAATCTCATGACGGCAATCGAAGATGATATGCGCTCAGATCTGTATCGGCAACAGACGGCATTTGTCAGGAAACTTGCATACCTGGCTAAAAAATACGATGCGATCATCATCCTGGTTGCACATCCCAGAAAAAGCGGTTTTCAAAAGTTCAGCAATGATGATATTTCAGGCAGTGCAAATATAACCAATCTTGCAGATATCGTCCTGAGATATGACAAGCCTGATTCTGATCAGGATGATCCTGAACAGCCACCAAGAAAACTACACGTGCTTAAAAACAGGCTTACCGGCAGACTTAATAAAGATATTTCACTGTGGTTTGAAGAACCGAGCAAGCGGATCTCCGAAGACCCTACTGATTTCAGTTGGGATTTTGGTTGGAAGAGTTCTGATCCGGAGTGGGATGATACTGACGATGATGATAATCCATTTCTGTAGGGGGTAAGATGCAAGACCAGATCAAAACAGCCCAGAAGATAAGTAGTGAGTGTTGGAATGCGTTTAAAACATTCATGAACTCAGAGCACAGAGACGAAGACTGGGAAGAATATCTCAAGCATGGTAATAAGTCCAAAGAGTATCAGGGCGACAATCATGAGTTGTTTTGTGCAATGTTTCTGGGACTTATGAACTATGCAGAATCAAAAGTAAAGGAGCAAAAGCATGGGTAAGATTTATGCAATCGTCAAAGGCTCCCGTGAGAAAATCGGGAGAATTGTTGAAGTTGATAATACTCTCAAAGCATTCCAGAAGATTGTCGGCGGATACATCCAGGCCGTGCCGGTCTCTGATGATTTGACCGTTATCTGCGATGAAGAAGGACTGATCAAAGGCTACCCGCTGAATTGCTGGGTTGGAAGTATCGGATTCCATGGCACCATCGCAGTGGTTGGAACAAATGGCGAAGAGTTCGCTGACGTCCCGATCAGCCTTGATGAGTGGGAGCGCATTATCTATGGGTAGCAGGAATCGTAAATTTGAAGAGTACAACAAGGGCAGAATACAGGGCCTGGAGATGGCATTCAGGCTCCTGCGGGATGCCGGAGAAACAAAGGCAGCGGGACTTGTGGCTGATGAGATAAAGAAGCGTGGCAAGCTGTCAGTCCAACTGCCACTCACCAGCAAGGAAGTCATACAGGGCGTACAGCCGATGAAGTGGTGTCTGTATGAGATTTTTATGTGCATGACCATAGAAGTGCTGCATACACGTTTCGGCTTCGGTACCAAGCGGTGCAAAGAGTTTCTCAAGTGGTGGAATATCAAGGTTGGAATGATGGACGACAAGCTTGTGACCTGGCAGGAATACATAGAAGCCATCAAAGAAGAAGTCGGGATTGATATCCCTACAGACTGCATGAAAGAAGAAGGACTTATACCATGAAAAAAGAGTTTATAAAAGTTGATGACGTAGTTCAATTTAATGAAAAGCACAAGTGGTGCGGCAGCTTGGGTATCGTAAATGAGAAAAAAGAATGCGGGAATGATACCAGATATATGATTGGAGTCCCGGTGCCCCAGCAAGGCACGGCTTATATCTTTGTGATGGAGTCAGAAGACCAGATAGAGCGGATAGGCACTGCAGTTTTAGTTTCGGAAAAGGAGGATTAAAAATGGGTCGAATAACAGTACTACGTGGAGACAGGTATTTGATACCAAAAGACAAAATCAAGGAAGCATCCGAAAAGCTGTCCCGGTATGAAGATATCGAAGAATTGGAAGATATCAAGGCTTACAGCTCACAACTTCATGAAATAGCATCACAGCTCCGTATTGATGGCAGGCCGGAGACAGCAAAGGCCGTGGAGCAAGCCGCTGCCAAGATAGTAGATTTAAATAACTTTGTTGATACCGCTGCTGGCAGGATACTCAGGATCAATGAGCAGAACAAGAAAGAGATCCTGGACTTTATCGATGATGTGGACGGCCTGTTGTATGACGATCCTGTCTATGTGATCCGCAAAAAGATTGAAGAGGTGCTTTGATGGATTATGGGGTTTATTTGTCAACAAAATTCAAACCAAAAAAGAAAGGTTCCGGCATAAGAGTGGTTGAGCCAGATGATTATAAGGATTCTGAGATCAAAGCCATAAAAAAGTGCGGTTATACACTCTTGGCTTACTTAAGTATAGGGACTCTCGAGAAAGAACGGTCATGGTTTGAAAAGTACAAGAAGTACAGGAAACAAAGGTTGGGTGATTGGCCAAATGAATGGTACATGGATATGACCAGTACTGACTGGAGACAGTTTTTAGTAAACAGGGCAAAGACCCTTAAGAAAAGAGGATTTGATGGCTTCTGGCTTGATAACTTGGATGTCTATGAATATAACAGGTCGACTAAGGTGTTTGCAGCTTGCAAAGCAGTTTTAAAACAAATCAAGGCAGTAGGCGGTTACATCATGGTTAATGGCGGGAGTGAATTCTTCGACAAGGCCATGGATAAGAAACTGAAGCTAAAGGCCATGGTGGACGGAGTCACGCAAGAAGAAGTTTACAGCAGAATCACGAACTACTCCGGCAAGGGCAAGTTTGGAGAACAGAAGGCCGACCAACACAAGTGGTATAAGGAATATATGAAACGGCTGAAGAAGCATGGCGCCCAGACATTTTTGTTGGAGTATACCAGAGATGACAAGCTCAAGACCAGGATAAAGAACTTCTGCAAAAAGTACGGCATGACAGGGTACTACATCTCTGAAGATGTGGACCTGTGAGAAAGGGGAGGTGATTAAGTGTACGACACATTTTATGATGATTTTTACGAACCATCAGAGTTCGATGTGAAGGTGGAAGAGTGGAAAAAAGAACTGCGTGAGAGTGTCAAACAGGAAGTAAAAGATGAGATTCAAAGACTGCGGAAAGAAGTGGAACGATTAACTGATATTCGTGACAACTGGGACGGCAAGATTGCGGAGTTGAATGACAAAATCAACGAGGCTGAACATATCAAGAGAAATGCTTTAACAGAAGCTAAGAAAATGACTCTGAAAGAATTGCTTGAACCGTTAAAACAGGAAGTTTGGACGGTTAAGTGTGAATGGGAATACATCAGAGAAAAATGTGATAAGTGTGACGAGTATGGATACATACGTTTCAAATCCCCACAAGGTAGAGAGCTGACTGAAGAATGTAGTTGTCGTGAACAGAAATATTTTTACAGTCTGATACAACCAGACCTTTACGAAATCAGATGCAATTCAAAAGGGAAAATTATGAAATTTTTGTTCGTTCATAATCGTTCGCTCGATGAAGAACATTATGTTTTTGCAGACAAAGTTTATAACGGACAGTCTTTTGACAGTATGTATAGGTGTGGAAGTTGGTACTTTTATGACAAAGAAAAAGCACAAGAATACTGTGATTATCTCAACAAAAAAGTGGGGTGGTAAGGATGAAAGACCCATGTAAAAGCGGATGTATCGAACGTGACTTCTGTCAAGGAAAATATCCATGCAAAAAGAAGCAGGCATTTATTCGCTGGAAGAAAAAGGCTGCAACACTTTGGAAGGATAAAAAAGAGAAACATGGCTGACAAAGAATTCAAATACTCGAAGCAAGAGAATGAAGCACACAGGAGCCTGTGAATGGTTCTGGCCAAAGAACAAGGAGTAATTTAGATGAAGTTTGAAAAGGTGTCATACTCAGCATTTCGCAAAGATATGCTGAAGTACAAATTTACAGAAGAAGCAATTCACGAAGCATATGAGAACATCCGACTGCCGGAGCGTAGCACAGAGCTTAGTGCCGGATATGATTTTTTCTCTCCGATTAAGTTCATCTTAAAACCAGGAGACAGGATTATCATCCCGACAGGCATTAAGGTTCATTTTACAGAAAATCAGTCCAAGATATGGCACTTGCAGCTTTTTGTCCGGAGTAGCCTGGGCACCAAGAAAGATATCGTCCTGTCCAACGGGACCGGGATCATAGATCCTGACTATTACGGTAACCCGGACAACGAAGGCGACATGCTTATGGCTCTTTACAATCGTGGATATCACTACCGTCACTTTGAAGTCGGTGACAGGATCATGCAGGGAGTCTTTATGATACACGGATTGTCAGAAGATGATACTGCCACAGGCAAAAGAAAAGGAGGTGTGGGCAGTACCAATGACTAAAGTGGGTAGGAATTTTTATGCTTATGAAATTGATAAGTACAGGCTTGGAAATAATATCTATAAGCATCTCCAAGACAAGGGTATGAAGCAGATAGATCTGGCAAGAGCATTAAACGAAAGCAAGCAACAGGTCAGCCGATGGATGAATGGGGCACGAATGCCACAGATAGTGACACTGCTTAAGATATCTAGAATACTGGACGTGTCTCCAGACGATTTGTTGGAAGGGGTGTTAATTGAAAAGTGATACTGTTTAAGTTTTTGACGCTTGTGGCTTTTGCAGTGATTTATCTGTGTGCGACAGCCTTGATGGCTCTGTGTCTGATAACAATACGAAAAGATGATAAGGATAGCTTTTATGCCATGGCATGGTTATCTGGCCTTCTGGTCTTTCTGACGGCTGTGTACTTTATCATGACACGGCTGTGAAAGTGGGGTGGATGAGTAGTGGGTAACATGATAGACCATCCAACACACTATAATCTGCCCGGCAAGAAAGAGTGTATTGAGCAGATGTTGGAAGATTACGGTGGCAGGATCACGGCTATCTTCTGCCTGACCAATGCTTATAAGTATCTTTATCGGGCAGGAGAGAAAGAAGGTAACTTCAAAGAAGCTGATTTAAAGAAGGCCAAGTGGTATTTTGATTTTGTCAATGACAGGCTTGAAGTGTTTGTCAGGTATAAGAATGCGGTGAAGCTATATGAACATGTTAAGAAAGGATTACATGATAATGGATTAATAAAGTGAAAGGTGGTGAGTAGAGTTTATGACGATTGATGAAGCTATTCAACACGCAGAGAAAGTGGCGAAAAGATATGAATACTTAGTAGAAAGCGATAATGAAGGACACGGATTCTACGGCACGAATGAGAACTGCGTGAAATGTGCCAAAGAACATCGGCAATTAGCTGAGTGGCTTCGAGAACTAAAATGGTGGAGGTCACAGAAACACAATTGTGATACATGCAAATATTATAACACATCTGCTATAAATGAACCTTGTTTTCACTGTGACTCTAGTACGGATGATAAATGGGAATGCGGATATGAAGGTGGTGAAACAGAATGACGAGAGAAGAAGCAATAGAATGGATAAAAGCACATCATGATTATCAGATGGATGGTTGCAAAGATAGTGAAGTGATGAGAATGGCAATCAAAGCACTGGAACAGGAATCCTGCGAAGATGCGATCAGCAGACAAGAAGCACTTGAATTTGTTACGTTTGATAATTGCGAATATCGACCACTATCAATCCCTGTTATTAGCATAAGGGAGTTTTTGGAAGAATTGCCACGAGTCAAGCCAGTATCACGTATTGCGAAATTCACATTTGATAAAGATATGCTACAAGGAATCGTGGATGGTTTTGTAGAGTCTGAGTTTGGAAATTACATTTCAAGACAGGATGCCATAGATGCAATTTTATATGACCATCTTGATAGCTTGACACCGGATGAAAGAAGAAATCTAATTGAGGATTTACCTCCAGTGATACCGAAGCAAGAGACAAGCGAATGGATACCCTGTAGCGAGAGACTTCCAGAAGCAGGAGTAACGGTGCTTGTAACAAGTGATCATGGCTATGTCTACACATCGTGCTTTAGACACGGAGAATTTGAATATGGTGGGAATGCGATAGCATGGATGCCGTTGCCTGATCCGTACAAAGGTGGTGAATAGGAATAATGGCTTGTATGATGGCATGGGAAGCAGAAGAAAAAGGCTATACCTGTAATGATTGCTATTTATCAATGCAGAATTGTCATGATAAATCAATTTGTTGTGAGAATGAAACAGGATTGTGTGATTGGTTTGAAGAGATACCGAAGGATGGTGAACAGGATGGATGAACATGATTTGTGGGCAATCTGGATGCTGATTATGGGATTTTTAGTCGGAGTGTTTCTTTGTAGGGGGTTAATGTAAAAAATGGCAAAGGTCAAAGTCGAATCGGTTGAGAGAATGACGAAAGAAGAAGCAATAAATGCTATTAACAATCGGTTTGAAATTATGGATTATCGTGAGGATAAGCAACTTGAAGATGCTTTAGATATGGCAATTGAAGCACTGGAAAAGCAAATACCAATGAAAGTCAGAATAACAACATCTACAAAAC